CGAAGTGCGGTATGAGGTAGACCAGTCAGGGCTACCATTGAATGGTCGCCTCCCGATTGAGGAATACACGCACTACCGCTTCCTCGTGAACCCGGACGGCTTCTACGGCTACGGTCTTGGCTTCCTTCTGGGCAAGACGAACATCGCGGTCAACAAGCTCCTGCGCCAGTTCATTGACGCGACCACGCTGTCGATCCACGGCAACATGAGCGGGTTCATCTCGGAGGCCCTGAACATCAGCAAGGGGCCGGTGAAGATCGAACTCGGCAGCCTGAAGACGGTCTCGGCCAGCACGGACGACATCCAGAAGGGCATCAAGACGCTGTCCTTCCCCGCGCCGCCTCCCACCCTCATGCAGGCCATTGCCCAGCTTGAGACGCGCGCCCAGCGCATTGGCGCGACCACGGATGCTGCTGCGGGCGACATCAACAAAGTTTTCCAGCCCACGACCATGCAGACGATGGTCGAGCAGTCGCTGGTGATGTTCACCTCGGTGCAGGAGTTCCTGCTGCACTCTTGGTCCAAGGAACTGAACAAGATCTATCGCCTCCACGGAATCTACTTCCGTGGAATCGAGAGCTTCATCTCGGTCACTCCGGAGGGTCCGGAGGAGATGGTCGTAACCGAGCAGGACTTCATGGACGACATGCTCATCATGCCGGTGGCCGATCCCCGCATGATGAACCAGCAGAGCAGGGTCCAGAAGGCACAGTTCCTGTTCGAGTTCGCCAAGAACAATCCCCTTGTGGCGAACAACCCGGAAGCCCTCCTTGCGGTGTCGAGGAGGCTGTTGGAGGAGATGGAAATTGACGGCATTGATGGCATTCTTCCGAGAAGCGTGGACGAACTTCCGCCGCCTCCGCCGGATCCGAAGGCGATGGCTGAGCAGGCCAAGGTTCAGGTCGAGCAGCAGAAGCTCCAGCTAGAGGCCGAGTCGGCGCAGCAGCAGTTGCAGATCGAAGCGCAGAAGATGCAAGTCGATCAGCAGATGAAGCAGGCGCAGATGGTTGGGGACCAGCAGCTTCAGCAGCTTCGCATCGAAAACGAGCGGATGTTGCAGGAGATGCGAATCCAGAACGAGGCCGAAATCGCGCGCATGAAGCAAGAGTACGAGAACATGCGCGTCCAGCAGGAACTCGTCGCCAAGCAAGCCATGGAGGCCCAGAAGGCCAAGATGGAGGCCGACACGAAGATCATGGTGGCGCGCATCGGTGCTGCCGGTGCGGATGTCCCCGGCATCGAAGCCGTGACCTCGTCCACGCAACAGCTTGCGACGAGCATGGGCGAGGATGTGCGCTCCATGATCGCTCAGATGGACGCCCAGAACGCTGCCCGCGACCAGCGCATGATGCAGATGATCCAGTCCCTCATGCAGTCCATGGGCGCGCCGCGAAGGATCATTCGTGGTGCCGATGGCAGGGCGGAGGGCGTCGAGGTCGTACCCGGAGGGATGATGCAATGAAGCAGCCAGCGATGGAGTGGCGACCGGCAATGGATTGCTGGTTGCTAAGGACGGAGCAGCCCCTTGCCGAGCGTCATGTACGCGCTTGCAAGGAGTTCATGTTGAAGATCCAAGCGGGGCGTCGCATCGGGCTGATGCCGGGCGACATCCGCGACGATCTTGACGCAAGCGTCCGCGCACTCAACGAGAACCGCATCCAGCAATGGGCTGCTGGCCCGAGCATGGACGGGCGCGGGGAGATCACGGTGTTCGGCGCGACGCAGGGCACCGGCAAGACAATCATGGACATGGGAGCCTGACATGGCAGCGACTTGGCGAGCGACCTCTGGTGCGGTGGCGTATGCTTCCAGCAAGGACATGCTCAACGTTTTCAACGCCACCGCATCGACGCGCATCATCCGCGCCTACAGGGCGTATTGGTTCAACAACGGCACCACAGCGGTGACCGGCGTCATCACGACTGCCCAATGCCGCCGCATCACGGCAGCTTCGGTCGGCACCGCTGTGACGCCCGTGAAGCACGACACCAACTCGTCGGCCCTTAACGCCAGCACGACCTGTGGCACCAACCAGACGGTCACCGGCAGCGACATCTTCCGCCGCTTCCTCTTCGTGAACGAGGAGCCCGTGGTGGCCGGTACGACGCAGGCCAACTGGCTGACGCTGATCCCGTTCGCGGAGGTCTGGAACGCTGGCTACAGCGACACGAACGTGGAGCCTATCGTCTGCCGCGCCACCCAAGGATTCGAGCTTTTCCATTCGGGCTCCTCGACGGTGGGCACCGCCGATCTCGAAATCGAGTTCACCGATTCTGCGACGTAAGCCATGAAGACGCTGCGCCACAAGGCTTGTTTGCATGAGTGGGAGGTGGAGGAGTCCTTCGCCTCCCGCGTGGAGAACGACATCAATGGAGGGCTTGGCCCGGCGTCGCCTCCCATCGTCTGTCCCGGGTGCAAGGTGCCGTCGCGGTACAGCGAATTTGTCGTCGTGACGCCCGATGCCTGAGACCTTCCTCGTCTACCAGCGCGCAGTCAATGTGCGTCCGCTTGAGGATGGGTTATTCGCCATCTTCAACGACGAGGCATCTGACTTGCGCCGGTATTACGAGTTGGTCAATCTCAGGCTTTCGCCCGTCGCGCCGACAAGCAACGCGCAGTACGGCTCGGGTCGCGCGGGCGCTCTTGCCCTCTTTCGCACCACGGCGAGCAGCGGCGGTGATGCTGTCTCGCCCCTCAAACACGACACCGCATCGGCCAGCCTGCCATCTGAGGTGACGTTCACGACCAACCCCAACAGCGTCACGACCTCTGGAATTGCCCTCAAGCTCATTGCTGATGCCCCAACATATTTCGCAGCCATTGGTGGCACGAGCCTTTCGTCGCGGCAGTTCAGCGGCGGCTTGGTAACGTGGAAGCACGACGCCTTTGCAACGCTTGGCGACTTCGGCGCGAGCGTCGATGTGGAGCCAATCGTCCTGCGCGAGGGCGAGGGAGTTGCAGTCACGCAGACAGAGTACGGCGTTCCACACGGCATGATCGTGGCGATGTTCGTCGCCAACACCGCGACGGGCGCGACCTACGCCTACCTCAGCACGGACGTTGCCACCAATGCCCTGATTGACGGCCCCCTCGTCAGCCTGTTCAACGCTTCTGGCAGCGGCGTCGCGCTGGCCGTGCGCGTAGCGTTCATCCCGCTGGACGAAGAGACCAACGCCACCACCTCGCTCTCCCTCACCGTGCCTGCCGTCAATCTACGCCTTGCGCGCATCTTTGGCCTCGACACCTCGGCTGACGCGGCGAACATCATCAAGCCCGACACGACCGTCTCGACTCCCGCGAGCATGCGCGCCGTCGTCGGCCCGTTCCGCTCGCGTCTTGAAGGCTCGTGGCAATGGGACTGGTCCTACACGCATGGCGCAACGATCAGCGTCCTCCAGCAGCAGAATGCTGGCGTGTTCCGGCGCAACCCAGCGATGAAGGTGTTCGGAGCCATCGGGCAGTCGCTAAACGGCATTCAGCTAAACGGACTTGCTGACATCGACATCTTCGCCGCCGAGCCGGGCAACGGGATCATCGTGCGGCCGGGTGAGGGCGTGGGCCTGCTCGCCGGGACCGCCGGGCTTCTGTCGAACAGCACCTTCATCAACTACAACATCGAAGCCACGATCCTCCACTACCCGCCGCCCTCTGCCCCGGCTGGCGGGGAGACCTACTCCCGCAGCCGCGTCGTCAACAGGTGATGCCATGCTGAAGCAATCGACGGCGCGCAACCTGATGGTGCTGATGATCAGCAGCACCGATCACATCACGGGCGCGACCGGCCTGACGCTCACGATCTCGGCAAGCAAGAGCGGTGCGGCCTTCGCGTCAATCACCCCGACCGTGACCGAGCTTGGCGTCGGCTGGTATTCGCTGGCCCTGACCACGGCGCACACCGACACGCTGGGCGACTTCGTCGTTCATGTCACGGCCTCGGGCGCGGACCCGACCGACGTTCGCGAGGAGGTCTTCGCGGCCCTCCCCGGCGACAGCGTCACGGTCTCCTCGCTGGCAAACAACGTCATAACGGCTGCGTCCATCGCTGCCGATGCGGTGACGGAGATCCAGAGCGGTCTTGCCACAACCTCCGATCTCACCACAACCGACACCAAAGTCACCGCAATCAAGGCCAAGACCGACTCGCTTGCTTTCACGGTCGCCGGTCAGGTGGACGCCAACATCCAGTACGTCAACGACATTCAGGTCAAGGGCACCGGCACCACCGCTGATCCTTGGAACCCCGTGTGATGTTCGCAAGTTGGGGCGACTCATGGGGCACCTCATGGTCGGATTCGTGGGGCTACGGTGCTGTCCCGCCTGTCCAGACCGGCCCGTCCGTACCCCAGAAGTTCCAGCGGTGGGCGTCCTACCAGAAGATTCCGGGATCGTTCATCCGTCAGGTCTCGCCCGGCGTCTACCTCCGCGTCACGCCAGAGAACCTCGACCCACAGGTGGTGGTCAACGAAGAGGTCATCGCTCCCGCCGCCACGATCAGCACCAACAACCTTGCCAAGCAGATCCTTGGCGACCGTGCCGTCAGGAAGATCCGCAAGGAACTGAGGCGGGTCAACGAACTGGAAGCCCGCCTTGCCGAGCAGGAGCGCCTGTCCCGAGCCGTCAACGCCAAGCTGCGCGCGACGCTGGACAGGGAGATTTCCCTTCGCGAGGATGACGAGGATGTCGTCTTCCTCCTTCTCAACTCATAGGAGTGACTGATGCCGAAGACCCCCGCATGGCAGCGCAAAGCCGGGCAGAATCCAAAGGGTGGTTTGAACGCCAAGGGCCGGGCCAGCTACAAGGCCGCAACGGGGGGGACGCTCAAGCCCCCGCAGCCGGAAGGGGGGCCGCGCAAGAGGTCGTTCTGTGCGAGGATGGGCGGGATGGCAAAGAAGTTCCCCGCCGCTGCCAAGGACCCAAACAGCAGGCTCCGAAAGTCCCTCCGTGCATGGAAGTGCTGACATGAAGAAGCCCATCTGGGACCGCGCCCGCCCGAAGTCCCTTGGCAAGCCCAAGGCCCTGTCCCCGGCGCAGAAGGCATCCGCCAAGGCGGCAGCCAAGAAGGCTGGGCGACCCTACCCCAACCTCGTGGACAACATGAGGGCGGCGAGGAAGAGGAAGTGACATGGACCGGGCGCAGTTGCTTGCACAGGCGATGGCACAGGCAACCCCTGATTGGTATCGAAAGTATCAGTCATTCAAGGGGTCTCAATGGTCTCCAACCGCTCTATCTCCAAGGCAGGAACAGCAGTTCCAGAACTGGCTGATGGGGACGAATTGGTTCTCTGAGATGAAGGATCTGATAGCCAAAGAGGATGGTATCCCATTGGCAGACTTGGATAACCCGCGAGTTTTCCAGATGCTCATGGAGAATCCCGACTACGACTATCGTGGGGCTTGGCTGGATCAGGCAAAGATGTCGCGAGACCCATACGACAACCGCATTCATTGGCCGTCCAGAACCTCAAGCGGCACGATGCTTAAGGCTCCGCATCATCCCACAACGTGGAAGGAGTTCTTCCAAAGCGGGACCGGGATCAACCCGGACGAGCTTGGGTTTTCTGACCCAGACGCAGCCCTCCAATGGGAGATGGGGAAGTGATCCATCGCCTCGACCCGGATGAGGTGGAGAACTGGCGTCGCCACCCGGTGACGCAGTACCTCGTTCAGGAGATCCGCAAGCAGAACGTCCACCACCGCTACCGGATGGCGCAGGACTTGCTGACGATGGGTCGCGCGCAGGGCTTTGACGAGGCGCTTCAACTCGTAGGGAGGTTGCTTGATTCCCCCGGAATCATAGAGTGACCGCAAAACGGAGAGCCGCATGATCCGCCGCCAAAACCGCATGAAGACCTCGCCCGGTGCCGCCGCCATGGAGATCCTCCGCAAGCAGGGTCGCAATGGGGACACCGAGCTTGCCCATGTGAACCCGCGCGAGAAGGCTCTCCTGAAGGCGCTTGGCGGCGCTGGCAGCCGCAACCCCCGCACGGGCCTGCGTGAGTATTACGAGGCCGGTGTTGACGTTGGTGGAGGAGACCAAGGACCAGCAGCGCAGGGCGACCTTGGGATGGGGTCTGGCCCTTCTTTCGGCTCTGACGGCAGCAGCAATGCTGGCGTAATGTATGGCGAGGAGTTTGGCCCAACCGCGCCGCCCAATCCCGTGCAGACAGGTATGGCAAGGCTTGGCGAAGTTCTGATGGACCCGGATGCGATACCGGGATTTGGCATCTTGGGGCAGGCTCTTGGCCGACCAATGTCTGCCCTCAACAGAGAGGCAAGGGCAGCCGGGTATGATGTGCAGGACCCAATCAGCGAGCGTTCTGCGTTTGAGGCTGGCTTCCCCGGCAACCTCGGTACTGGCCTTGGCGAGATGCGGAACGAGGCATTCGTCCCCGTCGCCAACCCCACGCCCCGCTACCTCCGTGGGGGCGAGATGGCCCCGCCGCAGGAGATCAGTTCCTTCATCGGCCCCGGCATGAGCGACATCCAGCAGCGTGCGCTCATCTCCACCTACGGGACGCAGGGCGTGAACTCCGCTTTCCGTACCGATCCGGTGCGCCGGTACTACGCCAACCTCCTCTCGCGGGGGCTGATCTCTGACGCTGGCGCTCCGGTATCGAACCCATACATACTGCCCATCGAACAGCAGTATGCCTCGGCTGTCCTCGGACGCCCGATCTCCAACCCTGCGGATTCGGCCTCCTCCTATGAGTCCATCCGCGCCTTCCTGTAAGGAGGTGGTCAACATGAAGAAGAAGCCGAAAAAGGGTGGTCGCGGCTGTTAAGCTGCGATGGCCCGTAAGGGGGGATGGTCCGTCCCTCCCCCATCCCCCCTTACCACAACTTTCGGAACCGTTAGGTTCTCTCTGGGCATTCCGCCCAAAGAGGACAGTATGAGCAAGAAACTGCGACCCCTCTTCGCGAGGGTTGTGGTGCGCGCGGAGACGCTTCAGGCGTCCATCGGCACCAAATACTCGGCCCTGAACAAGATGGGCTTCGAGATCCCCAAGTCGGTCGAAGAGAAGATGATCCCCGACGAAGGCATCGTGATCTCCGTGGGCGATGCCTGCGAGGTGATGAAGGCCGGTGACCGGGTTCTCTTCGGCAAGTGGGCGGCCAAGCCCATCGCTTTCGAGCCGGGCCTGTACGTCATGCAGGAGGAAGACATCATCGGTGTCATCGAGGATGACGCCAAGGCTGTCGCCGCATGACCGAGAGGATCGGAAATCGCGTGGAGGTCACCGATGACGACGCTCCTGTTGCGCCTGCGAAGGCTCCTGTCGCGAAGACCGAAGCCGCAGCCCCCAAGGCCGCGCCGAAAGCTGTCGATCAGGAACCCGAAGAGAAGGGAACGGATTGGGTTGAGATCGAAGACCCCAAGCTGAAGGCCCGCTTCAATCGCCTCTATCGCCACACCAAGGAGGCGAACGAGCGAGCGGAGAAGACCGAGCGGCAGATATCCCTGCTTGCCGAGCAGAACACCAAGCTCCAGAAGGCCCTTGAGACCATCGCCGGGGGCATGCGGGACAAGGAGATGCAGGCTGAACTGGCGACCCTCAAGAAGGACGCCAAGGAAGCCCTCGCCACGGGCGACACGGAAGCCTTCATGGAGGCCAACGAGCGCCTTCTGGAGATGCGGCAGTCGGCCAAGAAGGAGGCCGAGCCTCCGAAGGAGCCTGACCCCGCCATCTCTCAGGTGGAAGTTCAGGTCATCAACTCGTGGCAGTCCCAGAAGGATGGAGACGGAGAGCCTCTCCGTCCGTGGGCCATGCCCAACCATCCTGAGTTCGCCGCCACGCAGGACCTCATCCAGAAGGTGGCGAAGGCAATGCCGGACGCCTCGGTGCGCGAGATCCTCCGCGAGGTGGACAAGCGCATGGAGAAGATCCTCGGGGCGGATGACGAGGAGGATGACGACCAGCCCAACCCGGTTCGCCGGGCCTTCTCTGCCCCTCGTGGCCGACCGGCACCACAAGACCGCGAACGCAACTCGCTCTCCGCACAGGAGCGGGCCGTTGCGGAGATGATGTTCATGGGTTCGCGCGGTTCTCTGGCGAAGACAGCCAAGGAAGCGCATGAACTGTATCTCAAGCAGAAGCGACTGTCCGGTAGGGCGGTTGCGGTGGAGGACTGAAATGTCGGATAGTGAACTTGGGTCTGGTTCCGGTGTGATCGCAGACTCGATGAAAGGCCGAAAGAAGACGGCGAAGAAGGGCAACCGTAGCTGGACCCCCGCCGCGCCTCTCGGCATCAAGAGCAGGGACTCGTCCAGCAGGCTTCGCTGGGTCCACGCCGAACCCGCCAACATGCTGAAGAAGCGTGCCGAAGGCTGGGAGCAGGCGGATGCTGGAGACGCTGTCCACGACCGTCCCAATGGGGTCGAGTCTGGAAAGGGAAGCCCAGCCGGTGTGCTGGAGTATCGGGACATGGTCCTGATGAAGATGCCGGAAGAGATGGCTCAGGAGCGCGAGGCGTACTACCGCAACGCATCTCAGGAGCAGCTTCAGGGTCTGAAGACAAGGACCAAGAAGGACATCCGCTCCAAGACGGGCGTCACCGTCGAGGGCGACATCACCATCGACTAACCCCTCCAGAAGGAACCCCAAATGACCGACGCTCCCTATGGCCTTCAGGCCATTCGGAACAAGGCCGCTGGCAACACCCTTCGCACGAAGCTCTATCGAGTGACTGCGTCGGGCAACACGCAGGGCCTGTTCATCAACGACCCCGTCCGATTCAACTCGGCGGGCCTCGGCGTGATCCGCCTCTCGTCCAACGCTGCCGCGAACACCCGATGCCTCGGCGTGGTCTCGGAACTGTTCGACGAGAACGGTCGCCCGCTCACGTTCAGTCAGCCGGGCCGTGGCCCCTTCCTCCCCGCCTCGACGGCTGGGTGGGCGGCGGTCTACGACAGCCAGCAGATCACGTTCATCTGTCAGGCCGACGCCTCCGCTGCGGAGACGATGGTCGGGCAGTACGTCTCGCTGACTGCGGCGACGAACGGCAACACGGCTGCGGGCACCTCGGTGATGCAGATCCGTGCGGGTTCGGCGGATACGTCCGTGAAGACCTTTCAGGTGCTGGGTCTGGCTCCGACTGAGGCTCGCGGCCTCGGCTCGGTCGCCAACAACTCGGCTTGGGGCAATGCGTACATCGACCTTGAGGTCCGCATCGCCCTCCACTCCTACACCTCGACCTGATAGGGAGGACCGCACATGACGACCGGAACTGGCAATCTCCCTGAACTCCTGTGGCCCGGCATCTCCACGATCTGGGCCGACACCTACCGCCGCTACCCGCCGCTGTGGAACCGCTTCATGATCCTGCGTCGCTCGAACAAGGCGTTCGAGAAGGAGCAGGGCGTGACGGGCTTCGGCCTCGTCGGGCAGAAGGACGATGGTGACAGCGTCCCGTATGTGGACATGCTTCAGGGCTATCAGCGCGAGTACGTCAACCTGACCTACGGGCTGGGCACGACGATCACCCGCGAACTGATGGAAGACGAGCAATACAACGTCATCAACAACGTGCCGAAGATGCTGGCTGAGTCGATGCGTCAGACGGAAGAGACCGTCTCCGCTTCGGTTTTCAACCTCGGCTTCAGCACGATGCTGACTGCGGATGGCTCGTCCTTCTTCTCCTCGACGCACCCGAATGTCCGTGGTGGCACCCAGCGGAACATCCCCGCTGTTGCCTCGGACCTGACGCAGGCGTCGCTGGAGCAGGCGTACATCGACATCCACGACTGGCGCGACGACTCCGACCTGAAGATCAACCTCATGCCCGAGAAGCTGCTGGTCGCTCCGACCAACCGCTTCGTGGCGGAGAAGATCCTCGGGACGAAGTTCGCGGTGGGTTCGGCTGACAACGACATCAATCCGATGGCGGGCCAGCTTGACCTCATCGTGAACCCGTTCCTCACGGACCCGGATGCGTGGTTCATCATCACGAACGCCAAGGCGGGCGCGACGTTCTACCGTCGCCGCAACGCCGAGATCACCCGTGACAACGAGTTCGACACGGAGATCCTCAAGACGAAGACGACCTCGCGCTTCTCGGTGGGTGTCACCGACTGGCGCTACGGCTACGCTTCGGCTGGCGCGTAAGACCGGCACATACCCGGCAAGGGAAGGGGCATCCGAGAGGGTGCCCCTTTCTCATAGGGGCCTTCCCCGTCCTTGCCCGGTAGGTAGATTGGGGACGGATCAGCAAAGGATCTCTCCATGACCCTCAAGACGCAGTTCTCCGGCCCCGTTGCCTCTGGCATCGACACGGGCAACATCCCCACGACCAACAAGGGTTTCGGTCGGTTCACCGTGTGGACCCCGCTGACGACCCTTCCGATCACGGCCCAGCCCGTCGCGGTCCTGCCCTTTGATGCGGTCCTGCATGAGATCAACATCTGGAAGACCGGGGCCTTCACGGGCGAGGCGGCCTTCAGGTTCGGCACGGCCACGGGCGGCTCGGACAACCTCGGCAGCGTCTCTATCTCGGGCAACTCGGTCTACCGGGCATTCGTCAACTCGGCCACGGCCCAGACCACCCTGCCGTTCGGCCACTCGGGCGTTTCGGCCAACCCGACCCCGATCTACTTCTCCACGGGCACGATCTCGGGCACGACGAGCGCACTCGCCTCGGCTGCCTTCGTGGAGGTCATCTACACCCGCATTTCCCTGACGGATCGCCCGGATCTTGTTGCGGCGCACAAGGGGAATGACACGACCTTTCAGGGGCCGGTTCGGTCTGGCGGCCAAGATGTCGGCATCCCGTCCCGGTCCACGGTCGGCAACCTTGTCACCATCCAGCAGGCCACGGCAGCGTCCTCGCCGGTCAGCGGTCAGGTGGTGGGGATGATCCCCTACGGCGCGTACCTCAAGGAGATCAACTTCTACTGCCGCACGGCCCCGGCTGGCGAGGCGACGGTTCGCTTTGCCATCAACGGGGAGTCGGACAACCTCGGGAGCGTCTCGGTCTCTGCCGCTGGCGTCTACTCGGTTGCCCTGACCTCTGCCGTCCGCGCCACGGTCCCGCTGGGCATCAACAGCGGCTCGGGCCAGCCGGTCAGGATGTCGGTCCTCGCGGCCTCGGGCTCCGTCGCAGCCCTTCAGGGCATGGGCGAGCTTGTCATGGTCCGCAGGGGCCAGTCGGACGGCTACCCCGGCCCCGGCCAGAAGGAGACCACGTTCCAAGGCCCCATCGCCACGGGCGTCAACAACGGCTTGTGGGGCAACGCCAAGCCCGAGATCGGGTGGGGCCGGTTCTCCAAGCTCACGACCACGATCCCCTCGACCAACGGTGTGGTTTCCGGCCTTCTCGTCGGCTACCTCCCCATCGGGGCGGCGCTGGTGGAGATCAACTACATCGCTGGCACGGCTGCCGGGGGTGAGGCGACGGTGCGGGCGGGTACGTCCCCCACGGTCTTCACCTCGGACACGCTGGGCGCGGTGTCGGTCTCTGCGGCTGGCATCTACAGCGTGATCTCCTCGACGGCAGTCCGGGCCTTCGATGACTCGGGCGTCAATCGCGCCAAGAGTGGTGCCACCGCGCAGGCCATCTACCTCAACGTCGCGGCTGCCTCTGGTAGCATCGCCACGCTGAGTGCGAACGCGGCGGTTGAGATCGTCTACACCCGCCTCGACCCCTCCACCTACGGAGTCTGACATGGCCCGCCCCAAGAACTGGACCGTGACGCTGGCTAACGCCGAGTCCACGGTCATCTACTGGCCCACCGACACTTGGGTCTCCACGCAGGAATATGCGTTCAACTTCCGGGTCATCTCGGGATCGGGTTCGTTCCTCGCGGGGTGTTCCGCCTCCTCGACCATTGACCGGGTGCTTCAAACCGGCGTCACCTCGGCCCATTGGACGGAGCGTGTGGCGTTCAGCACGGGGACTGCCGCGACCTTCTTGGGTCCGGTGTCCTGCTGGCGGCTCACGGTGCGCTCCAGCGGCGCGGCGACCTACGACCTCATGGCGATGCAGTCCGGTCCTGAGCGGGTGGCCTGATGGGCCGGTGGACTGAGCGCAATCGCTGGCGGCGGGGCCAATGGCTCGTCCGCGACGACGAGAGCGGCTTTGTCCACTACGCCGATCAGGTCGTTCGGCGCTGGGATGGGATGTACGTCCGCAAGGACCAAGACGAGCCGATTGATCCGCAATGGTTCATCACGGCTGAGTCCGACCCGACCAACGTCCCGTTCGTCCGCCCTGACCAACCGGCTGGCCCCGCCTGCAAGACCGGGCCTGCCTACGATGCGGCGAACCGACCGATCAAGAGCTTCCCCGGCTACAACCTCTATGTGGGCAGCAGCATCGGGAGCATGGAGATCGAGTGCAGCTTCATCGTGTTCCCCGACAGCGGCCCCTACCCTCCACGGTGACCCATCATGGCACAGCAGGACAAGGCAACCCTCAAGCAGGCTTTCGAGACCGGAGACGCGCCCACGGGTAGCGACTTCGAGAACCTCATCGACAGCCAGTTGAACCTTGCCGAGACCACGGCGCAGACGATCAACGGCCCGGTCAACTTCGCGGGTGGCGTGACGTTCGCGTCGGTCTCTGCGGCTACCATCGGCGGCAGCACGGGCACCTTCGGGACCATCGCCGCTTCAGCGGGTACGTTCACTCAGGTCTCGGCCAATGGGATCTTCGGGCTTGCCAAGGCAGAATGCTACGCCACGGGCACGGGGTTGATCTCCACGACTGCGATCAATTCCTATGTGGTGACCAACGTCGGAACTTCGGCTGAGTTCACCAACCAGTTCACGCACAACGGCTCCGGTCGCCTAACCTACACGGGCACACAGCCGAAGACCTTCATGTTCGACGTTGACTTCACGGTCAGCGGAGTGACGGCAGCCCAGAACGTCGCGGTGCGCCTTGGCAAGGACGGGACCTCTCTTGCCAAGACCACGATGGAACTGCGGATGGCAGCCTCCTCCGCCCCCTATGCGGGCCATGTTGGCGGCATCGTGACGCTGACGGCAAACTCCTACGTCGAGGTTCTCTCGACTGCCACGCTCAACGTGAGCAACATCCTCTTCGAGAAGCTGAACCTACGCGCAAGGGAGGTCTGACATGGCCTCGCCCTACCTCACGATTCTGGAGATCGTGAACGAGGTCTGCGACCGGATGAACATCCGCCGCGTGACCACCACGAACCAGAACGCATTCACGAAGAACTGCATCAACCTCCTCAACGACATTATGGAGGAGATGGCCGACTTCGGGACTTGGAACGAGTTGCAGGCATCGGCCTCGGTGACGATGGTCTGCGGGCAGTCGATCTACACCATCGACACCACGACGCTCGTCACGGCCAAGCAGTTCATCCACTCCATCCAAGAGGTCTCGGTGTCGGGTCGCGTCCCGCCGCTGGAGCCGATCTCGGACAAGAACGAGTTCCGCATGCTCAACCGCGTGAACTCCATCGGCCAGCCGTCGCGCTACATCATTGAAGGCGTGGACACGCTCGGCAATCCTCGCCTCGGTATCTTCCCGCGCCCCGGTGCGAACTACGCTGGCAACGAGGCTTTCGTGAAGTTCCAAGTGCTGCCGCCGAAGTATGTGGCTGGGTCCGATGACTCGGTCGTGGTGCCGTTCCCCGGTCGCGTGGTCATCCTCGGCCTCGTCGCTGCGGCGATCCTTGACGAGAGCGCGGGTGCAGAGACGCGCCAGTATCAGGCAGCGCAGTTGAAGTACCTTGCCGCGCGCAACAATGCCCTTGGACGCCAGACCGCCAAGACGGGCGAGTATGTGCGTGTCCAGCCGGGCGTGACGACGAGGTCGTGAAGTGCCCGAGCGGTTCTACCAGATAGCGCGGCGCGGTCTCGCCACGAACTTCACCGAGACCGAGATCCCGCTCGACTACGCGCAGAGGTTCCGCAACCGCTTCATCAACGCAGCGGGCGGTGCAGAGAAGCGCCCCGGCTACGTCGCGCTCTCGGGTGCCTTGCCAACCAAGGGCATCGTCACGGGCCTGCACGAATACATCGACCGGGACGGCACGGCCACGCTGTTCGCGTCGTCCGATGGCATCGTGTTCCGCTACAACGGTTCGTCCGCGTGGACACAGGTGTGGCAGGCAACCACGGCAGCGCGGCTGCGGTCGGTCCAGTTTGATGACAAGCTCGTCTTCTTCAATGGCGTGGACCGTCAGGTCTACATCGACAGCGCGACGGCACAGTTCCAGCGGTTGCAGCCGGTCATGGAGAACGGCACTTGCGGTGCGTCCACCTCTGCAAACGCGCTGACAGACGCCGCAGTCACGGACTGGACGGCGCAGACCTTCGTGGCTCCCGGCGACATCGTGTTCAACGCCAAGCGTGGGGCATACGGCATCGTGACTGCCGTGACCTCGTCGCGGGTGAGCCACACGGCGATCTCGGGTGCGGCGCGCGGTTTCGGCTCCACCCTTGCCCCGATCTCTGGCGTCCCTGTCGGCGGCGAGCCGACCCCCGGAGACGGCTACAAGATCTACGACAGCATCGAGTTGAACGTCGTCTCCTACGATGGCGTCCTCGACAACGTCGCGACCATCGTGGGCACCAGCAGCAGCCCCACGCAGACCTACATCTCCGTCTCTGCCGACAGGGTAGCGGATTGGACCGGCACGACGATGCGCGTTGGCGATGTCGTCCACAACACGACCAAGACCGCTGGCTCCTTCGTCTCCGAGATCCTGTCCTCTGGCTTCTACGTCGCGCCCGCGATTGCCACGACCTCGGCGGGAGACTCCATCGTGTTGTACCAGTCCGCCATGCCGGTCGCGAGTTGGATTCATGTGCACTACGGGCGCGCGTGGATGATCGACTCCCGTGATCCGCGCAACGTCGTGGTTTCGGGGGCAAACGACATCCAAGACTTCACGGTGGACAGCCAGTCGCTTGAGACGCGCACGGTTTCGATTGGCAGCCAACAGCCCGGTGCCGATCCGGCGCGCACGATTGCCTCGTTCCAGACCTACCTCATCATCGGAACGGAGCGAGCGGTCTTTGCCTATCGCGGCACCGCACCGGCGGACCTTGAGCCCGCTGGCCTGTTTCCGCAGGGCGTGGTCGCGGCTGATGGGTTCGTCAACACCGGCAACGACTTGTCTTTCATCGGCTACGACGGACTGCTGTCGATTAGCCTGCTCATCAACACGAACAACCTCCAACGCTCCAACATCTCGGAGCCGATCAAGAACACTTTGCGCGCAATCATCCGCGATGTGGTGGAGAGCCCCAACCCGCAGATCCAGATCGTCAACTACCAGCGGCGCAGTTGGATCGTGATGAAGATCGCGAGCAAGCTCTACATCTACAACTACGCGAACTTCGTGCTGGATGACGGGAAGATCGTGGCCGGTGCGAGTTGGTCTGACTTCGACGGGCAGATCGGCCTCCAGAGCGTCCTCTACGTCCGGGCCAACTCCGACCTCCTTCTGGGTGGGGCGGATGGCAAGGTCTACGTCTTCGACCAGAACACCTTTACGGACGACGGGGCGTTGTACCCGACCGAATACATGCCCGGCTGGCTGAACTTTGAGGAGCCGCGCCAGAGCAACCGGATCAAGACCGGGTCCTATGTGGTGCCGAACTTCCAAGTTGGAGGGCGGGTGGTCTACGACATCGAAGCCACAGGCGACTTCAACCTCCAGTCCTACGACCTTGTGTCGGTCACGGCTCAGGAGGAGATCGGGGGCCGGGGGATTGGCACCTTCAGGATCGGCACGGATTTCGTGGGCATGGCCCGGACCACGGAGGGCAAGATCCCCCTCCGCTGGCGGGGTGCCCACTTCCGGGTCTCGTTCCGGACTCTTGACCAGTACGGGCCTGACGTACTGGCCGGTTTCACGATATATGGGGACATCCACGGGAGACGCTGATGTTTGAGTTCCTAGCCCCCGCCCAGACAGCCCTCAACCTTGCCGGTGCCGGTGCTTCGGTCGCCAACCTGTTCGGCATGGGCCGGAACCGGGCCACGGAGAAGGCTGTCCGGGCACAGGCGGAGCGGGCCGTCCAGCTTTCGGAAGCCCTCACCAACCCCAACAGCCCCCTGTTCCAGCAGATGTCGGCTGACGCCCTCCAGCAGCAGCGCACGGCGAGGCTACAGGGCATCTCTGACTTCGTCCGGGAGCAGGAGAGGCAGGCGAGGCGCTTCCCCTCTTCCTCCGGCAACGTGAGCCTGTTTGCGCGCAATCCCCGCCGGGATGAGGCCATAGCCCGCGCTATGATGATGGCAGGGCAGAACGAGCAGGCGCAGGCCAACCAGCAGGCCCGTCAGACGCTGGCCGGTGGCCTGAGTGCCCTTGGCACCTCCACGCAGGCCCTCGGGCAGGCCGGGCAGATGCAGGCCCAGAACCAGTTGATGCGTCAGGTTGGCGTCCCCTCTGGCCTGTTCGGGGCCAGCCGCTTCCTCGGGGAGGCGGCGAAGACTTTCGCCCCCGGAACGCAGGGGCAGCCAGTAAACCCGTTTGTGCAGGGGTACAATCCCATTCTGGATGTGTACCGCACCGGCAATCCGGCCCCGAGCTAAGAGGCTGACATGAGCGATTACGGCGGCCAGAATTTTGATGGGGAAGGGGAACTCGTTGACGAGAACGGAGAGCCGCTTTCCGGCGGCGGGGGCGAAGGGGAAGCCCTAACGATCCTCCCTCGTCCAGCCGCAAACGCTGCTGAGAGAAAGGCGGACATCGACGCAATCGACCGCATCAACCGCATCTACGCAGCGCAAGCCCTGAATGCCGGATCTCAGGGGCAGGCGCGACCGGCATTCGCGGCTGATGTGGCGACGGCGCAGAACCGCATCGCCAAGATCCTCGCCTCCGGACTGAAGGGTCTGGAGGAAAGCAGCGGACTTGAGCGCATCGGCTCCGCTGCCATGCAGACCCTCGCCGGTCAGGGGAAGGTCTCCTTCCCGCAGGCAGAAGCTGCCATCCAGCAGCAGGACTTGTCGCGCGCCTACAACATCGCCAATGCCCTGAGCGGACTTGCAAAGTCCCAGAACGCTGGGCAACTCACGCCCAACCAGCTTCTTCAGGTCATCAATCGCGAACGCGAGGTCGCCTCTCGCGAGCAGTCCTCTTTCCGGAACAGCGTCGAGTCGTTCATCCGCACGATTTCGTCGCGCTACGAAGATCCGGCCAAGGCGGCTCAGATCATGCGTGACTTCCTTGTGGAGAACGACAAGGGCATCACCGACTACGCCACCGGAAACAGGCTCATGGCGGAAGCCGCTCGACGGCTTTCCGAGTCCGGACTCCGCACCGCAAGGTCTGCAAGGGGTGCCGGTGGAGGCGTTGGAGGAGAAGCTGCCGAGACGGCGCAGTATGGCCTCTACTACGACGAGGGCTCGGGAGAGGCCAAGTGGCAGCCATTCCGTCCCGCAAAGGCCGGGGCAACCATGCCCGAGTGGATGTCGCAGGCAAACTACATCGCTTTGCAAGAGGGACCGGAGGCGGCCAATACGTTCGTTCTTGAACGCTCGCGCAAGACATCTGGAGCGCAGGCCACCGACCGCCAGCAGGCAGGGTTCAGGTTCCGCGAAGGACAGGCGGAAAACGCCTCGACCCGATCCTTCAGCGCTAACGAAGACCGCATGATCGGCAACGTCGCGAGGAGGTACGGAGAGAAGTCCTCTGAAGTGGAAGCCGCCATGCGCGATTTCATTCAGAACCAGTATGAAGACAACGGTGTTGATCCAAACAACTTCGCTGCGCGCCGCAGGATCTTCACCGATGCCATCAGGCACATTGGCGAGCAGGGATTTGTGGTGCCGCCGCAAAACAGGAGGGCACCATCCGATCCGCAGCTTTCTGCCGTTCCTATGACTGCTGATGGGAAGCCGGACTACACCAAGACCATCCCGAACCCGAAGACCGAGTGGGCGCGTACTTGGAACTCTGCCAACCTAGAGCAACGAGCAGACATGTGGCAGAGGAAGATTGGGAAGGCGACCGAAAGCGGGAATGGGTTGGCAGTTGTCGTTGGTCAAGATGGCACGGTGACGGTCTCCACCGCAGGGGCGGTGAATGCTGGCATGAAGAGCGCGCAAACGGAGTTTGACGCCGCAGAAGTTGGCTACAAGTCGGTCAAGCCAGTCCTTGATCGCATGATCGCCTCCCTCCAAGAGAGTGGCGGAGCCGTGATTGGCCCCGCCGCCACTCTTTCTAGGTTTGCTGGCTTCATCAAGGACCAGTCCAAGGCAATCTTTGGAGATGCCCTTCCTGCCGACTTGAGGGGCTCAGACGAGCAGATTGCATCTCGGTTTGACAATGTCATGCGGCAGGCTGGTCTGGAGCGCAGCGGCATTGCCAATCTCCTGTCTCCCCGCGCCGACCAAGCCGCTCAGACGATGAAGACGAACATGATCTTTGCGGTGTATTACATCGCCAAGACCCTTGATGGTCGGGGCGCGCTCTCGAACAACGACACGCGGCAAGTCCTGAGTGCGCTGGGCGGAAATTGGACATCCTCCGACGCGGCCATTGCTGCCATCAAGGCCGCTGACCAGATCCTCGTGGATCGGCTCAACGCTCGCAGGGAAAAGTTTGAGCAGTACCAGCGCGGCCTTCAGCAGCCTCGCGGTGCACCGCAGGCACCAGCGCCCTCGGCTGGTTCGCAGCCGGGCGCGCAGCAGCAGTCCGGTCAGCCACAGTTGAAAACCATCAACAGCAGGGCTGAGTACGACGCCCTAGAGCCCGGAAGCCGGTACATTGACGGTCGAGATGGCATCGTCAAAGAAAAGGGTGGGGCGCGATGACAGATGTTGCAGGAACGGATGACTGGGGAAGCGAGGACAGGGTCGTAGACGATTGGGGTGCTGGCGATAAACCTGTGCAAGCTCCAGCAGGAGAAAGCCCAGTCGAAGCCCTGACAAGGCAGGAGGCCGAGTTTGCTGCCAAGCCCCCTCCGGGTGTCGCCCCATTCCTGAGCGTCCCCCCATCTGAGGGGATGCCCGCTCGCATAGCCCGATCTCCGTCTCTTACCGCGACGCAGCAGGCCCAGATGCTCGGCATCGAGCCCGGCGAGTTTCCGGAGAGCCGCGCCGTGTCCACGTTTGCCATGGACGAGATCTCGGAACTCCGCAGGCGCTATCCGCAGTACGAGTTCGAGATGGTTGGGCAGGGGTTCAACCCGGTCACGCAAGAGCGTGTCAGGGCCGGGATGTACCCGGGCCTCGCCACGCAAGGTCCGCTTGAGGGCAAGATGGTGTTCCGCAAGCGTGCGGAGATAGGTGGACAGCCGGGGCAATGGACGACGTTCTCGAAGCCGGGAACAATCACGATGGGGGACATCGCCTCCATGGCCGGAAGCGTCCCGCAGACCGCCGGGGCCCTTCTTCTTGGTGGCCTCGCTGGCGCGCGCTTTGGCGGTGTTGGCGGCGTGGTTGGCGCTGGCATTGGCGGGTTCGGCGGAGAACTTGGTCGGACGCAGATCGGGCAGTCCGTGTTCGGTATGCCTCCGGAAAGCGGATCCAGTCGCCTGTATGAGGCGGCCAAGTCCGGAGCCATGGAGGCGGCAGCCGCCCAACTTGGCAACTACTTCGACAAGGTGGTGCGGTATTTCCGTTCGGCTGGAGTGCCTATCCGCAACCTCGCGGGGGACGAATACAAGAAGATCCGAGACGAGCTTGCGGACCTGATCGGTGAAGATGCCGCACAGCTTCTCACCGCATCTGATGTCATTGCCGCGAAGGACTCCGGATCCTTTGTGGTGGCAATCGAGAGATACCTCCGCGAGCGAGGGGATGATCTCAGCGTCGCGTTCCTGAAGCGTGCGCGCGAGAAGGAACAGTTCCTCATCGACAAGCTGGGTCAAGCGACAGGTGGGAGGCTTGAGGCGACGGACTCCGCAAGCGTGTTCCGCGAACTTGATGCCCGCCTTGCCCTGTCCGGGATGCCGGAAGGGGAGGAGGTGAGGGCACTCAAGCAGCAGCTTGCCGACCTCCAGAAGTCCACGCCGATCCTGCTCAACAAGGAAGCCATCGCTCGCTTCGATGACATCATCAAGGCAAACGGTGGCGTCCCAATCTCCCCGCAGACCACGCAGCAGGACGTTGGGCGCGCCATCGTCAGCGCAGTTGGGCCTTCTGCGCGGCAAGAGGTCGAAGCTGTCGGCAAGGTCGTCCACCCGGATCTCCAGCTTGGAGCGCAGGGGAAGACGGCTGCCGACGACGCCTTCAACCGCGCAGTCCAGAGATCCAGAGAGATCATGGACGAGGCCAAGAAGGTCGGTGGCGCATCTGGCAGCGCACCGGCAGAGGGCGTCATCTCGACCCTGAAGGGGTGGGAGAAGCAGATTGAGCGGGACATCATCCCGGCCCTCTCGGAGACAGACGCGAGCATCGTCAAGAGCGCCCTTCGGATGCTCGTTGACGAGGATGGCAATCCCGTCCCCGTCACCTACCAGCAGTTGATGGAGGCGTCGAGCAACCTCAAGGCATCCATCCGCAACGGCTGGACAAAGGAATGGAACGCCAACCTTGAGATGATGGCTGATCTTGAGGAGTCCATCGGCAAGGAGATGCTCAGTCGCCTACCGCAAAACCTTGCGGAGAGGCTGACTGACGCGAACGCCCAGTATTACGCAACCAAGCAGGCGTACCGACAGGCTGGAATCGACAGGTTCCTCCAGCGCAGTTCTGGTGGTGCAGACCTTTTGAGCAACTCCACGGCAGCCGGGAAGATCCTCGGCAACGTGGAAACGTCCACGGCCCTGTCCCGCCTCCTGACGAAGCCGGAAGACAAGCCCGTCCGCGACACGATCAAGGGCGGCCTGCTCTGGGATCTCGACCAGCGGTTCATCGACGCGCAGGGCAACGTCAACGCCAATGGCCTGCGCCGATGGATTGCCGACAACGAGGTGATCCTGAAGTCGTGGTTCACGCCCGATGAGTTGGTCAAGATCCGCAACCTTGAGACGTTCTCGGAACGTCGCGTTGCGCTTGGCATCAAGCCCGGTGACACCTACGACAACTGGTTCAATCGCTTCTTGGACATGCCTCCTGACCAAGCCCAGAACGCTGTCTCCGCCATTCGCAGGAGGCTCCCGAAGGAAGAGGCAGACAAGCTGGTCACGCAAATCCAGTCCCTGTCCAACCTGAAGCTCCGCCGCCAATACATCTCCTTCGACAAGGAGGGGAACGAGGTCTTCGACACGGCCAAGTTCTTCAACGAGATGGAGCGTGGCCGTGCGGATTGGGTATCGAAGGCGATCTCTCCGGGGTTCGGGACGAGAATGCGTGAGTTGACGACGTTCCTGCGCGAGGACGCCCAGCGCAAGGCAGCGCAGCTTGATTATCTCCAGACCAACATCCTCGCTGCGTCTGCCCGCATCGAAGAGGACAAGAAAGCCGTCACCCTCGCCAACACCATGGCGCGCACCCTTCGCGGTGCAGTTGGCATGAAGACGGGCGTCGCCTCAAACGACTATTCCCGCATCGCAGAAAAGTTCCTTGACCAAGCCAATCCAGACGCCGCTCGACAGGTCATGGATTGGATGGCGAAGGAGGCTCCGGAACTCATCCCAGACTTTCGCCGCTCCATCCTCGGGGCCTTCTACAAAAAGATGGCGATCCAGTCCGAGACGGCTCGCGGGACGACAACGGGCGGTCGAGACCTCGCGATGGATGTCGAGGGCATGTTCAAGTTCGTGAACGATGGCCCGTCCATGCAGTTCCTCAAGACGGTGCTTGGGGATGGGGCAGACCCCGTGAAGGCCATTGCCGACCTCGCCCGGACAGGCGCGATCCTCAACCCGAAGAGCCAGCACGTTGTGGTGACTCAGGGGCAGAACCCGGCCCTGACAGCCCTAAACTTTGCAAAGGGCACCGCAAAGCTCGCATTTGGCGTCCTGTCCTCGGAGGCTCGCATCGCCAACTCCCTCATCAAGTGGCAGCAGGGGAACCTTCAGGAAAGGGCGGCAAGGGCACTCCTCGACCCCATTCGGTTTGGTAAGCTGGTCTCCATCGGCAACCGGAGCAACGAGGCCGCAACCTTGGCGACAAGCCTCGGAGTTGGACTGAGTTCTCAGGTGGCGAGGGACATCTACAACGACTTCGAGCCAAGGCGTGGGGACTCCGACTTTGGGGACAAGCTGGTCAGGGGTGGTGTGCGCCTCGGCCAATACGCCACGGACAACGCCACAAGGTTGTGGAGCGAACTGACAAAGCCATAAGGAGCCAGCCGTGAAGAAGATGTCGAAGGGCCAGAAGAAGGTCGAGAAGGTGATGGGCGAATACAAGCGAGGCACGCTCAACAGCGGCTCCCCGCGCGGTCCCGTCGTCAAGAAGCGGGGGCAGGCCATCGCCATTGCCCTCTCGGAAGCAGGCATGTCCAAGAAGCGGAGGAAGTGATGCCCAGCCACTACAACCATGAGAAGACCGAGTCCAAGGCAGAGAAGGCCCGCGAGTATGGCGGCGGCAAGAAGTCCATGGCCTCCTGCAAGGTGAACTGCCAGTACCCAACTGGCACGATCCCCTCGGCCAAGGTATCCATGGGGGCGCAGAAGACGAACCCCGCCCGCCGGAACCGCAGCTACTGAGGGTGCCATGACTGCCCTGTCGAAGTCAGCGCTCAAGGCCCTCTGGAAGGCGTACTTCCAGCCCACGAGTGCTGACTTCAGCAACCTCATCGACTCATGGGCTGACTACCAAGAGGCCCTTGCGGTGGCGACCAACCTCGTTTCGGCAGGGCAGACGGGCGTCCCGCGTTTCATCAGTTCCACCTCGGCAAGCATCCTCCCGGTCGGGGCCACGGGCATTGCCCTCCTCTCGGCAGCCACGACGACCGCAGCCCAGACGGCCATTGGGGCCGGTGCGGTTGGGGCGAGGGTCTTCTCTGCTGCGACCACGGCAGCGGCTATCACGGGCCTTGGGGCGGGGACGCTCGGCAGCGATGTCTTCGTCGCCGGTCAGGCCAACAGCGGTGCGGCGGTCTTCGGTGCCATCAACTCCATGGGCACCACGGCTGGCACGATCACGCTGAACCTGAACACCGCGCTCAACCACCGCATGGTCCTCTCGGGTGCCGTGACGTTCAACGCCCCCACGGGTGCGGTGCCGGGTGCGACCGGGGTGATCGAGTGCATCCAGAACGTCTCGGGCAACCAAGCGGCGACGTTCACCAATTCGTGGATCTGGGAGGGGGGGGCGTTCCCCGGATTGTCCACGACCGCATCGGCGCGTGACATGGTTGCGTACTTCGTCGCGGAGACCAGCGTGATCTACGCCCGCATCAGCACCGGATTTGCCTGATGTTCGGCGCTCATCCGATGTTCCGCATCGGTGGCGGTGGCTACCAGATCGCCAACTCGCTGCGCTTCCGGGCAAGCAATAACGGTCACCTGTCGCGCACCGCTGGAGTTACTCCAACAAATGACAAGATTTTTACTTGGTCTGGGTGGGTAAAACTTGGACTATCTGTTACCAGCAATGCTGATTATGGAACTCTATTTAGTGGTTATACTGCAAGCAATGATGCTGGGAGAGGAACTCTAAGAATTTCAAATGTTGTTTCTGGTTTTCCATCTCTTCAAGTTGGCGGATGGGCAACAGACTGGAGAATTTCATCTGCAACATTCAGAGATCCATCTGCTTGGTATCACATTGTAATGGCTGTAGATACAACACTCGCTACGGCTGCTGATCGTATTAAGCTGTATGTAAATGGTACGCAGTTAACATCTTTTGGTACAAGCAATAATCCAACTCAAAATACAACACTTGGATTTAATAATGCTTCAGCAGCTCAGAGAGTTGGTCTTGATGCTCCAGCAGCGTCTTCATATAATTTCGACGGCTACATGGCGAACGTCTACTTCATCGACGGGCAGGCCCTGACGCCCTCCTCCTTCGGCCAGACCGACGCCACCACCGGCGTATGGGTGCCGAAAGCGTATTCTGGCACGTTCGGGGCCAACGGCTTCTTCCTTCAGTTCAAGGACGCCACCAGCACCACGACCATCGGCTACGACACCTCTGGCAACTCCAACAACTTCACGACGAGCGGCATCTCGGTGACGGCTGGCACGACGTTTGACCAGATGACCGACACTCCGACGCTGAACTACGCGGTGATGAACCCGCTCGACCTGAGCGGAACTGCTGCGACGTTCCAACGGGCCAACCTACAGGTCACGCGCAGCGGTGCTTCACTGGCGCAGGCGTACTCTTCCATCTGGCCGTCAAGCGGCAAGTGGTACTGCGAGATGACTGCTGGAGCGGATGTCGCCAATCTCTCGCCCGGCATCATCACCGGAAGCGTGAACGCTGGGGCCAACCGCTACCTTGGTCAGGATGCGTTCACCTACGCCTATGATCCTGGCGGCCAGAAAGTGAACAACGGCTCGTACACCGCATACGGCAACTCATGGACGGCTGGCGATGTCATCGGGATCATAATCGACGCAGACAACGGCAAGCTCTACTTCAGCAAGAATGGGACCGTGCAGAACAGCGGAGATCCCGTCGCTGGCACCAATGCCGCGTTCACAAGCCTGACGGGGCCGTTCCGCGTGGCAGTCCACGTTGAGAATGGTGGGCTTGGCGACTTCAACTTCGGCCAGCGCGCCTTCGCCTACACCCCGCCCAGCGGCTTCAAGGCGCTCTCTACTGCCAACATCACCAGCACCGCAGTCTCCACCAGCGGAACCTTCACTGGCAATGCGGCGGCGGATGGGCCTTTCGTGTGGACGGACGGCAACCCCGCGACGCTGACGATCAACGGAAACGCCGTGACTTTTGGCACCCATGCGGACAAGACCGCTGGCGGGTTCAAGCTGCGCTCGTCGAGCTCCAGCTACAACGCGAGCGGCTCCAACACTTGGACGGCGACTGCTGGCAAGCGGTTCGTGCAGTCTCGGAAGCCCAACAATGCACAGGTCAACCCGTGACCAATGGATCTGGAGGACGAAAAGTGGACCATCGGATCTCCAAGATGGAGCGACGCCAAGCCCCTCGTTCGTGGATGGAGGTCGAAGGTGTCCGAGATTGACCCCCGTGAGTTTGGTCGCTTGGAGGCCGAAGTAAAGGCCCTGACCAAGTGCGTCGAGGCGATGTCCGCTGACCTCAAGGCTGTGCGCTCTGCCATGGACGCTGCTGGTGGAGGATGGAGGGTATTGGTTGCCGTTGGCGGGTTGAGCGGGGCTGTCACGGCTGTCGTGGTGAAGTGGATGCCATTATTCCCGCTTCGATAGGAGGGAACATGGAGGGTCTTCTTTTCCTTGTGCAGGACAGCCAGCCGCTGTGCCTGCCGCTGGACCGGATCGAAACGGTCCTCAAGGACTACAACGAGAGCGCCTTCGTTGCCGGGCGCATGGCGAATGGCAACGTGCTGGTGATCTACACATCCCGCAGCGGCTCTTGGACGCTGGTCATCGTCGCCCCTAGCGGCATCGCTTGCGTGGGGCCGATGGGCGGGGAGTTCCGCATGCTTGGCAAGGGTGCCTGAATGCCAAACCCCGGTCTCGGCAAGGCAGAGGGCCTTCGCCGCGTTGAGATGATCGAGCAATGCCTGCGCGAGGGTTTCGTCCCGCCCGGCCACTACCCCAAGGCAGGCCAGAGGGCAGCCTTCGCGGAGGCCATGTCACGCCTCAACCTCTTCGTCCACGGCAGGCAGGACAACATCCGCGCCATTGAGCGGGCAGCCGGTCGCAAGATCAACTGGTCGCTCTGCACAGAGGTCTCTCAGCCAGCCCCTCCGCTGGAGCCGCGCTACGACCCGCCCTTCATCCCCGCCTCGGACATCCCGGTCGAGAAGCTGATCGACAAGCTGGCAGAGGGGTACGAGCGCAAGGCCCGGCATGAGGCTGCCAAGAAGTGGATGCGCTTTAGCCTCCGCGACGATGGCCCCTACATGCTGGCCGTGGTCGGGGACCCTCATCTGGATGATCCCGGCTGCAACTGGCCCCTGCTGAAGCGCGATGTGGAGTTGATGCGCCGACCCCATGTCCATGCGATCTGCTTGGGCGATGTGACGAACAACTGGTCCGGGAGGCTCGTGAAGCTCTATGCGGAGCAGCCGACCACCCGCTCGCAAGCATGGCAGTTGGCCGAGTGGTTCTTCCGGGCCGTGCCGTGGATGGTGATCATCGCTGGCAACCACGACCTCTGGTCCTCATCGCACGGCAACGGAGACCCGCTTGACTGGATGGCTCGGGGCCATGCGGTGAAGGAGGACTGGATGGCCCAGTTCGAGGTCGCCACGCCCTCGGGCCATGTGCTCAAGGTGGACGCCCGGCACGACTTCAAGGGATCGTCCATCTACAACCCCGTCCATGGGCTGATGCGGGCGCACAAGTTCTCCTCGGGCGAGGCCGACATCCTCTGCGCCGGGCACCAGCACCACGCGGAGATCTATCAGGGTCAGGACGCGGACAAGGGGCACAAGCCCTTCTGGCTGGTCCGTGCGCGGGGCTACAAGCACATCGACAGCTTCGCCGCCATGCACCAATATGCCTCTCAGGCGAGCAACTACGGCTCGACCGTGGGCATCGTCGTGGACCCGGCTCGGGGCAGCGTGAACGCCTACACGGACTTGGCAGAGGCGTCCGAGATCCTTGAGGCCAAGCGCGGGAGGGCCAATGCCAAGGCGTCGCGTAAAGTACGATGACCCCGACTGGCATGAGGTAGGGTCGCACCTTGGCGAAGCGTTCGCGGGAAGCATCGCGGAACTCCGCTCGTCGGACCCGCCGGGGAGACCGTTTGAACCCCAGCGAGGCCCCCTCGGCTTCTGCGTGGACCCCGCCGCCTATCGGAAGAAGCGTCGTCGTAAGGTGGATTCCAAGGGATGACCCAACCCCTCATGGATGGCACGATCTCGCCGCCGACAACCGACACCACGGACGCCATAGCAGGCTCGTACAGAGGGCCGACGCTGGCGACG